CTATATCTTCCTTTAGTTTAGCAATGCCCGTTTTATTTTCTTGTATCTGCTCCCGGTCTGCCATAATCTCCTGTGCAGCACTCTGCACAGCCTGTACCTGCTTTTCTCCTTCTGCGGAGACATTCCCGGCCTGGGTTGTTCCTTCTGTCTGTACTGCTTTAATTGCTTCGGTCTTTGCTGTCTCTACCGCCCTTGTAGCCGTACCCTGTGCTGCCTTAACAGATTCTACAGCATCATTTCCGGCAGTTTGCACACGCTCTGTCTGTGCCTGTCCAGCGTTGTTCACATCTGCAAGGGCTTGCTGTGCCTTTAAATCAAAATCCTGTGCCGTCTCATCTACAAGATTCTTATTGTCTAAGACTTCCTGCCCCATCTGTTTCACAATGTTCTTTGCCTGCTCTACGATAGCCTTATCCTGTTCTACCTTCTGTGCTGCCAGTTCTGCATTGTCCTCTGCTACCTCTGCCCCTGCCCTGGCCTGCGCAGCATTGTTCTCAGATTCTTTTGCAGCCTGTTCCGACAGAGTTGCATTTGTAGCGGATGTCTGTGCCTGTTTCGTAAGACCCTCTACTTTTTCTACCTGTTCACCTATCCCGGATACAGATTCTACAAGTCTTTCGACTTCTTTTCTGTCTGCATCTGTTTTCACAGATTCTTCTCTTGCTTTATCAGAATAATATTTCGCATTATCCTGTGCTCTTTCCGGCAAGTCCTCTCTTCCATGCGCCCAGCCTTCTGCCTGCTTTTCTGATTCTGCCGCCGCTTCCATAGATTCCCGGACTGCTTCCACTGCTTCATGGAAAATATCTGGGTTGTCTCCGCCACCCGGAATCTCCGGCTTTGGTCTTGCCTTTACACGCATTGTAATTCTATATTCCGTCTGCCCGCTGGTCTCATCTGTTAAATAGATAAATGCATAGATGCTGTAATCCTGCGTTGTATCTTCATTTTCCAACATGCTGTCCGGAATCGGTACGTCTGTCACGCCATCTTTTGTGATTCCAATACGGGTTTTGGATGTTCCTCCTGTTTTCTGCAATGCAAAGTGTATCTCTACCGCCTGCGGGAGATTCAGACCCTGGATGCGGAGGGTTTGACCGTAATCGTACTGCCATACACTTGGAGAATCACCTGGGTAAGTACTCCCCGGTGTAAAATAAACCTGCACTATTTTCTTTTCCATGGTTTGCCTCCTATTCCACCACAGTAAAATACCTTCCTGGGCAAAGTTCTGCCAACTTGTTGTATAAAGGCTGCCCCGGGTCTTCTACGCACTCTGCAAGCAGTTCCTCTTCTTTGTAATACTTTCCTTCCTCCGGCTGCATGTTTGGTGTCCAGGGTACCGGATCTTCTTTTGTTCCGGTGTGAGTTTCATCAATCCGTACAAACAAAGATTCTGTACCCTGTCCCGGAATCCACTGTGATTCAAACTTCTGTCCTGCTTTTAAAGTCTTGTACAATAAATCTTCATGAGTAAATTTATATCCCTCTTTTTCTGCGCCATATCCCATAGCAACCAGCTCATGCCAGGTGTGGTAGATTGCTTTCGCTTCGATTGCGTCCTGGTCGGAAAGCATCTGTGCATTTGCCCTGGCCACTACAATAGATGCCTGAAACAGCGTGTTATCTACTGTACCGCCAGATTCCATGGATTCTTTGATAGTTTCAATCTCTTTTTCCTGTTCCTCCCTGGATTTTTCCAGGGCTGCCAGCCTGTCTTCCGTATTGGCTTCTTTCTGTTGTAAGGCCACTTCCCAGATGCCGCCAGTTTCTTCTTTGATATATTCTAATGCAATGTAATTTTCATACCGGCACACTTCCCTCCTGTTTTCTACAAGCCGCATCACAGAAGTAGCAAATTCATCTGCAAACAATGCTTTTAACTGCTCAGAAGTGGTAAGGATAACCCTTACATAAAACATCTTGCTATTTGTTATAACCCTCTGTACCTCCAGTTTTCTTCCATCATTAAAGATTAATTCTCTCATGTTTCTTCCTTTCTCCCGTACCGGTACGGGTAGCCATAAGCATACTTTTTCATGTTTTCATATTCTTCGCTTATACTTACTTCGATTTTTATTTTCCTGCCAGCCTCCGCAGGGTTTGGAGATATCTTTATATCATTTACATAGACCATTCTCCTCCCCCCCCTATTCGTCTGTTACATCTACCGTAATCTTAAAGATTTTCCCTGCATCTACTGGATTTGGGGTAATCTCTACCCCCTCCACCTCAGGAGCAGTGGAATTATAAGTTACAGTTCTGGAAACCTCAGAAGATTTCCCGGCCTTATCCATCGCTTTAATTCGGATAGTGTTTGTCCCGCCGACCAGGGATACAATTTTTGCAAAAGAACCATCTCCACCAATAGGAACAGTTCCCTGGTCGGCGCCGTTTATGGTAATGGTTACGGTTACAGGACTGCTAGTTGCATCATTTGTCTTTCCGGCTACGGTACAATCCCTCTGGTTTGTTACAAGTCCCTGTGCGGGTGTGGAAATGTCCAATGTCGGCGGTACTGTATCCACCGTAAAGGTTACTGTTTTTTGGATTGCTGTATTTCCATCATGGTCCCTGGCGTTTATTTCTACTGTGTGCCCACCATCTTGTAGATTCCCGGAATAACTACAACGGTAGCCCCCTGATGTGGCTACTTTTGTAATTTCATAATCCGGTATTTCCCGGCTATCAACCTGCAACGTAATACTGTCCCGGTCTACCCCGGAATCGTTATCCGTCACATCAAACTGGATTTGCACTGTCTGATTGTTCAGATATGCCCCTTCTCCTGGCTGTATCGGAACAATAACCGGGGCTACCCGTTCTTCTACATCTAACAGCATGTTTTCTCCAAGTAGCGGATGGTATCTGTCCACTGTTGTAACATTTCCAGCATCATCCTCTACTTTTAACACCATTTCATACATGTGATCTTCCTTGTTGTAACTGGATTCCATCGGGGCTGTAACATCCACCTCATACTTGCCAGTTGCAGTATTTTTCGTAAGTTGGTATGTCTGTCCATTTAAGGAGATGGTAACTCGTCGTATTGCCATGCCGCACCTCCTTAATGTCCGTATACCTCAATTAAAGTCAGCGCCATGTTCATCCATAAATGCATGTATGCCTTATCTGTTTCCTCCATATAAGTACTCGCATCCAGGATTTTGCCTTCCGCAGTTGTCCCAAGTGCCTTTTGCGCAAAAGTCCTTTCGTTTGTTTTTAACAAAGTAGATACCAGGAATGTTGCATTGTAATAAGGTCCATCCGACCGCTTATACACCATGGTGACCAGGTTGTAATTTTCAATCGTTTCGCTCAGACGAATGCCCTGCCCATTGCCAGCGGAACCGCTCCACAGAAGCGTCTGATTGCTGCTTTTTTCATCTATTTTCTCCACAATTTCCTTGTTTGACAACACCACCTCAAACATCTGCTCCACTTTCACGATGCTGATACCATCTATCTGCACCCGGTACAGGGGATAGTCTCGTTGCTTGTCCCCTCCGTACAAATCCCCTTTCACCAGCACCGGGTCCACTGCTTCTGTTCCAGGTGTTCCCTGTACCACCACTAGCTTGTAGGAATCTGCCCCGCCATTCTCGCTTGCAATAAACCTGGCGGCAATAATATCATTTCGCTTTTTGCCGGAAATCCCATTGGCAATGGTCATGTCCTCATAATCCCCTTTTAAGATTCTTCCGATATGCCCACCTACGGAAACTACGCCATCTGATAAACGGACTTTGTTGTTGCTGATTGTACTTGCTTTTAGCTGCTCCCCAATAGAAAATACACAGTCCTTCCCCATCAATCCCTCATAGATGGCAGCATCATCCTCGGCTAAGATATGCGCCTCCTGTTCTGGCGGTGTGTTATATGTTAATGGTTTAAAAGCCATACTATTTTTCTCCTTTCAGCTTGTATTCGATTGTTGTTTCATTATTCTTTGTTCTCAAAATCTTCCCAGCCACAGGCTGTTTGATATACATGCCAGTCAGCCTGTCCCTGCCTCCTACCATGTCCCCCAGGTCAATGTCCGCATTGGAGATAAACGGGTCCATCTCGGTGTAATTCATCAATTCTCTTAACTTCTTAACGCCTTCACTTTTCAGCTTTTCCGCGTCTTCTACGGAAGTGTAGGAATACAAGGCTTCCCGTTCATCCAGGCCAGTGTAGTAAGGTGTTTCTCCAATGCTTCCATCTTTCTGCACATACAGATGCAGAATCTGGCGGTTCTCGCCTTCCCCTTCTCCGGCACAAATAAGGTGGTTGATCCCCATCCGGTAATCCTTCGTGGTAAAATCCAGTCTCCCATCCTGGCTGTATTCCAGCTGGTCGGACCAGTCAATTACCGGAACTGCGCAAAGATATACCGCACCATCCATAGCACCTGGTGTACCTTGGTTGTAAGAAAGTTTCAGCTTTGCATTGTACTGTTTCAGCATCTTTTCCAGTCCGGCCAGAACCGTGCAGTAGCGGTCAAACTGGTACTTCTTTATCTCGATACCGCTTTTAACAGGTTCCACAGACATTAAGTCCCCGAACCGCTCTCCCAGCACTTCCCGGATAACCTCGTTGGCATCCCCAGAAACAATGAGGTGGGATTGCCCAACAGGAGGCTGGATAATTTTCTGCGACAGCAACCCGCGCCAGGTATAGCCAGACCATATGATTGTATTATCTTCTGTTGATGTTCTGCGCTCTTCCAAAAGACCACCATACTCTGTGCCTGGAATATACATGCGGTAACGCCAGTTGTAGCGCTCCTCCGTCCAGGCATCCAGGTTCATCTGTAGTTCAAAATCGTTCGTTTCCCCGATTTCCACATCTATGCTGTCTGCATCCTTGATGTAACCAAGCTCCTCTCCATCGGCGTTTGCAATAATGAATTTCAGTGGGAAAATCTGCTCTTCCCTTACCACCAGCATCAGGTCATCCCCAATATCTTTGTCCAGAATGGTACGAATTGTGACATTCCCGGAATCATCTGTTACCCGAAGAGCAATCGGATAGTAGCTGTATTTCTCATCTGTCCGAACCGCTTTTTTTACAGCCTTGATGTCTGCATAATAATTTCCTGTCTGGTTGTCTCTTTGCAGTTCATACGTGCCACCTTCATAGATGGCTTCTACCATTATGACCATTTCGGTGTACTCCTTTCTTCGAACAAAACAATATCGAAGGAAAATTTTCCATCCCAGGAAATGGATTGTCTCCCAGTCTGGATAGGGCGAAATACCGTGTTTTCAAAGTTCCTGTAATGGAATGCATTTGCCCGGATTCCAAAGTTCATAACCTTTGTCACGGTTTCTGCAGCACTGTCAACTTCCAGGTACTCCCCATCCTGCAAAACGATATTGAAATGATATCCATACCCGCCTATGTACACCGAAGGTTTTGTACATGGTCCATAGATATTCATTCGGAAGTTGCACTCTGCATAATGCTCATTTATCAAAAAAGTTTCACTCAGTCCATTTGCGTACCGATACGGATAACGTCCTGCATAGCGCTTATTTTTGTTAGATGTCACTTCGCTCAAGCCGAAGCTATAGGTGTGTTCTTTAACCCAGTATGGATGCACTTCTATCAGTGACAATGTATCGTCCACAGAATAGCATCCACTTTCCCATTCTTCTTTTTCACTTGCATAAACAAAGCATTTCAAATAATAATCTCCAAAATAGAGCCGGCCAGGAATATTATCCAATACATCTTTTTCAAATGCCTCATGCAAGAAATTTATATTTGAATCATATTCCTCTTGCGTTCTTCCGAATATGGTAATGGTAAATCCTTTTTCTTTTACCGTTTTATCCAGCTTTTTTACTCGTTTACCAGACATTACATAATCCCAGGAGTAATTCAGAAAATTTCCTGTCTGCATCCAATAGGGAATGCGGTCTAAGTTTATTTTTTTATTTCCTACACCTGTTTGGTAATAAATTTTCAACTTTTCCGAACCTCCCTCACTGCTCTGCCAAATTCTCTGTTGTTATACACAATTTTAAATTCTTCCATATGTTCATTTACAACATCAGCCACCGCTTTTCCGATTATCTTTGCTTCTCTCTCCGACAATCTATTACTATCATTTGAAATCGCATGCTGCACATGGATATTTTGGCTCGTTATCTGCCTTGTAACACGATTTGTGTTCATTGCCATGACTTCATGCATACGTTCTGTAATAGCGGACATGTCCATGGATTCTAAGGCAATTCTGGAAAGATTTTCAGATATTCTCTGTACCTGTTTTTCCTCTCCTTCTATACCTTGTTCAAAGCCTTGTCCGAAATATTTACCAACAGCTTTCATCTCCCTTGACGGAGAGTGAATACCAAGGAAATTTTTTGCCGCCGCTAAAGCGCTTGCTGCAAGGTTGGCCGCTGCACTTACAGCACTTCCAATCCAACTATTAATGCCAGAAACAAAACCGGAACCAAAACCAGAACCCGCACTGCTTCCATCCACAGATTTTGCTCCGGAATCCGCTTTGTTTGCCAAGCTTTTTCCGGCTGATTCGGATGCACTTTTTTTACTTAATATTCCATCTACATATTTACTTGATTGTTTCTTTCCTGTACTGCCTGTGTCGGAGGAACCCATTGAGTTATTCGCTGTATTTGACAACGTTTTTGAAGTAGAATCAACAGCACTTTTATTACTTCCAAGTCCGCTGTTGTATTCAGAGCTTTTCTTTGCTCCGGTGTTTTTTGTATTTTCGCTACCTAACAACGTAACAGAAGATTTCGCAATATTTTTCGACGTAATATCAATTTGACCTTTATTACTTCCAAGTCCTAAATTATACTCACTTGTTTTTCTTGCTCCTGTGGATTGCGTATCCGCTGAACCTAATTTCTCATTTAAAGAATTCGATATATCTTGAGAAGTTGCGTCGATTGCTGGCTTTGTACTAGATAAACCTTGATTAAGTGAATCTCCTGAGTTTTTACCGCTTTGTTGAAATTCCGGTGATTTAGAATTTAATTTTTCCATTGCCGATTGTGCAGCTATTTCAACAGCACTTACTATAGCAGGCGTTTTTTCTGCAAACCCTTGAGCGGCACTGTCCCCAGCTTTTCCGGTAGATTCTTTTGCTCTTTCTTGAAACTTATCTAATTCTATTTTAGATTTTTCGACCATTTGCTTGGCCCCATCCACCATAGACTGTGTGACGCCTGGTACTCCATCTTCAACAGCTTGCTTTAATGCGGCATAATTCTCCTGCATATTCTTCACTTGTTTTTCTAAGCTGGTTTTTGTACCTTTTTCAGCAGTTATGAAGCTATTCTGAACATTAAGCATTGCTTCACTTATTTTTGTAGCATCGCCGGAAATAATAGCGCCTGATAAGCCTTCGTAATTTTGAATTGTTGAAATATAGCCAACATAGGTTTCTTCTGCCTCTTGCGTTTTTTTCTTTTGTTCTTCAAATGCCGCCTTTGCTTCATCCGCAGCCTTCAAAATATCGTTGCTTGCTAACAAATATCCATTGGCAGCTTCTGGGGATGTTTTCAGTAATGAATAATACTCATCCATTACTTTATTTGCAGCTTCCTGAGTGTTGTTATAATTTTTTTGTGCAGTATCATATGCAGACAAACTATCTGTGTATCTTTTAAGAGCTCCGTCTTTTTCCCTAATTGCTGCTGTATATGCTTCTTCATTAGCATTCAGTATGGCTTCTGCTTTTTTCTTTTCAATAATCTGGTCTATAGAAGCACCTAAATCACCATTGGCCTGGATAATTTCCCATATTTTTTCTTTTTCAATACCAAGTGCTTCGGATAATTGATTAACAATAAAGTTAGCCCTATCCTCATACCCTTTTATTACCTGCCCATTGGAATCCAGAAGCCCTTGTAATTCATCTTTTAGCTGCGTAAGATATCCGTATTCTGCATTAATGCTTTCCATAGATTCTTTTCTTGCAGAATCCAATTCTTTGTAAGCCTCATATTGTTTATGGATTTCCTCATTGGCCTTCTTTTGTTCTTCTGTTAATGCATATTGAGATTCCTTAGAATCATCCGTAGCTAGCTTATATACTGTCAATCCAGCCGCCAATGCCCCAACTGCTGTAATCACCAATCCTATAGGATTTGCATTCATAACCGCATTCCATGCAGTCTGTGCGGCTGTTGCAAGAGTAATTTTACCAGTCAATAAGCCAATGACCGTCTGTCCTGCTGTTAGTGTTGCATTGGATTTAATCCCGGATTCCATTGCAATTAACTGAGCCGCATTAAACACATCTACTGCATCCGAAGCCGCTTTCCATGCCTTTGTCCCTTTGCTGAGCACGCTACTTGTTTCTTTTACTACTTTATATCCCTTAAATGCTGTAAATGCGGCTGCCGCAGATGCCGCAAGCACATCCAGATTTTCTGCTGCCAAGTCTAACCCTTTTATTAAAGGAGGCAATGCTTTTTCTGCAAGATTTCCCGCCGCATCTACCAGATTGTCAAAAGTAGTAACAAGTGTTTTTCCTGCCTTTTTTAATCCTCCGGAATTTAAGGAATCTGAGATAGCGTCAATAGCCTCATCTACCGGGCGTTCCAGTTCGCCTGGAAGCAAGTCGGCTAATCCGCCTGCTAAAGTCTCTGCAATATCACCAGCTGCGCCTAACAGTTTTTTTCTGTTATCCACAACCCCGTCTGTAAACGATTGTATAAAATCAATAGCAACGTCTACCATATCAGGGGCGTGTTCTGCTGCCTTCACAGCCAGATTTGCAAATTCATCACCAGCCGCATCAATGGCAGCTTCCATTCCACCATCCTGAAAGGCTTTTGTGATGTTATTAATACTTTCTGTTGCAGATTCAGCAGTATCTTTCAAGCTCCCAGATACCTCTTCATAAAAAACAATACCCAGACTTTCTGCGGAACCTCCAAGTTCATCTATAGCACCTTTTAAGTTATCCCTCATGGTATCAGCAGCCTTTTGGGCGCTTCCATCACAGTTCTCATAGGATTTTGTTAAATCTGTAAGACTTCCCTGTCCCTCATTAATCAGAGCCAGCATACCGGATAATGCTTCTTGTCCATACAGAGTTACCAGATAGTTATTCTTCTGTTCGTCTGTCATGCCACTAAATGCGCCTTCAAGCATACCTACCTGTTCACTCAAGGACTTCATTTTTCCGTTGGAATCATAGAAGGAAATTCCTAATTCTTCCATAGCATCTCGCATATCATCCGTAGGCTTGGATAGACGGGAGATTGCCCCTCTTAACGTAGTCCCTGCTTGAGAACCCTTGATACCAGCATTTGCCATAATACCAATAGCTGCCGCTGTTTCCTCAAAGCTAATACCTGCTGCCCTGGCAAGAGGCGCCACGTATTTCATTGCTTCTCCGGTATCGGATACTGCTGCGTTCGTGCGGTTTGCATTTTCCGCCAGTACGTCCGCTACATGCCCCGCTTCTTCTGCTTCTAGGCCAAAGCCCCTTAATGTAGATGCTGCAATCTCAGAACTGTTAGCTAAATCTTCACCAGAGGCCGCCGCCATATCCAAAAGCCCCGGCATGGCTTCCATGATTTCATTCGTTGTAAATCCGGCAGCCGCTAGATTCTCCATACCTTCTGCCGCCTGACTGGCAGAGAAAGAAGTATCTGCACCAAGCTGAATTGCCTGGTCTTTTAACTTTTCAAATTCTGTCCCAGCCGCTCCTGAGATAGCCTTTACACGGGACATTTGTGCTTCAAAATCTGAACCGGCTTTCACAGCCGCAATACCAATTCCTTCAAGGGCAACTGCTGTTCCGGTAATGGTTGTTGCGGCTGTTTTTAAGCCTTTAGTAGTCAAACTTCCAAGTTTCGAAATTCCTTTCTCTATCCCGGAAGAATCCAGATCTGTCTCAATAACCACTTTTCCATCTGCCATTTACTCACCACCTCTTAATAGCTCTGTAATATCTTCGCCTTTCATAAGAGCTTCCTCAATCTTTTTCAGTATCTCATCTTCCTGCTTGCTGTATTTTCTGTCTAAACCATAATATTGCTGCATAGCCTTATAAAAAGACCGCTCTTCCTTAGATAGGTGTTTAGAAGATGTGTCCCTTGTCCTGTACTCAATCACTTTAGAAAGACGGGTTCCTTCTCCCAGATTTTCCAGAAGAATCATGAAGCGCCACCAGTGCATTTCTGTGGTCTGCAAATCAATGCCATACTGTTGCTGGAATCCTGCGTAAATAAGCTCTGCATCTTTTTCAAAGTCAAATGGCTGTTTATCATTAATTCCCGCAATCTTTCTTGGAAAAATCTTCTTTTCCTTTTCTCTTCCACAGGAGAAGAACCAAAACATCTTTTCCACATGTTCTTCCGTGTAATGCCTGCAGTTCTTATAAAATGTTTCCAGGATTTTTAATAATTCTCCTTCTGTGATTTCATTCCGGCATTGTTCTATCATTTCATTGCAGGACAGGATAGTGCGGAAATCCCAGCCTATGGAACAACATTTTCCCTGTATTTCCAGTTCTTTTGGAAATTTCTCCATTAACACATTCACGTTATCACCTCAGACTGGAAAGAATCTCCTCATACTCATTCTGCTGCCGAATCTGTTCATGTACTAACTGCCTGTAGGCTCTCATGCATAACAACGCATTGTTTCCAGCTCCGCAGATTTCTTCTCCCATTCCTTCGCCAAACACATGGTCAAATAATCCCTTCACCTTCCGACACAGATAAACGGATTTCTCACGCTCTGTCCCATCTGGCATATCGGCTTTGATTGTTTTCATTTTCTCCAATTCCTGGAAATACCGATTCTTCAATTCTTCGCTGTCTGCATCAAATAATTCAAATTCTAACTCCACTCCGTTAATCTTCATGTGTTTTCTCCTTTCTCCTGCCTTTTGCCGCCACCCTGTTACTCAAGGCTTTTTTAACAGGGGGAATTACTCCCCCTTCGCTTTAAATGCCTTAGTTTTCGTGTCAAAAGTTCCGATTTCCCAGTCGGAAACAGCCAGAAGATTTCCGGAACCCTGCATTTCTCCATCGTTATCAGAGAATTCGGATACTTCTACAGCAACCTTTCTTCTTTTTGCTTCATAGCTTCCTTCTGTTTCTGCTACCGGTTTCTCAAGGTAAACCAAGACGTAGTAAGTTTCTGCTTCTGCACCTGTCTTTTCGTTTTCTCCAATACCGGCAATAAATTCAATCGCCTTCTCGGAACGAATCAAGTCAAACTCTAAAGGTGCGGTCCATTCGTAAGAACCAATGGTCTGTGTTGCCGATTTCTGATTCACATAGCGTTTAGAAGATGTTTGTGCGGACGGAGAATCATCCAACTGTGTTACTCCAAAACCAAGAAGCTCATACTGTGCTTGGCTTGCCCCTCCAGATACATCCAGATATCCTGGGTGCTGCCAGCGTCCAACAACTCCTTTCTGTGTAGTTTCAAAAAGCTGTAAATTCATTTTTCTCATTCTCTCTACCTCCGTTTATAATAAACAAATTGACATTGTATTCTGTACTGGCACTTATTTTCCTGTGCCGCATATAAATAACCATCTGTGGTTGCCCGGATAGATTTGCTTTCCAATTTCCCAGGTAATTGCGGAAGCGTGCCATTTTCTGTGCATTCCTCCAACCAGTCCGCGAATTTCTCGTAGAACTCTGAGGTATCCTGGTTCTCTTCTGGTCCGTACCATTCCCTGGAGCAAAGGGAGAAAACATATTGCCGAAGGGTATCGCCATTGGTATAGCGCTTCAAAATTGGCTCTGCCGGAGTGCTTTCTATACAATATGCAGTTGCATCTTCTTCCAGATTGTCGAAATCCACCTTCGGGAACATGCTTTCAAAATCCTGTAAAAACGGGCATGTCTTAATAAAATCCGTAATTTTCCCTGCAATACTCATTTTGCTTTCCCTCCACAGAACTTTGCAGTTGCCTGTACAATCTCTTTCCCGCGGTCAGCCCAACATCTTTCTGTCCAATGGCTTCCGGCCTGTGGGTGCTTTGTTCTGTTCTTTCCCTTGTTCTCATAATATTGCCGCCTTGCATAAGGAGCGTTATAGGTAATCGTACCTGGTGTTTCTGTTACAGAGCCATTCGACAGATACCCGGATAAGAATGGTACATAAGGCGTAGATAATCGCCTTACTTCGTGAGTAAAAAAGCGCTGCCCTTTCCCGTTTTTATTCAGGTTTCTCTTTAATAGGATTTTATCTGTAGGGTCTATCTGCAATTTAATTTTTGCCATTTAGGAACCACCGCCTATCCGTATGTGCTTAGAAGAACCAAAAAAGTTCTCGGAATGGCTGAGTACTGTTCCAACCGTTCCTGAGAACTTCTTTTTGATTTCATCAATTCCTCTCACTGTTCCTTTGTTCCAATTTCCAACCAGGAAAAAATCCCCATTCTGTACAGTCCAGTGTCCTTTGGGATTTGCAAGTTCTTTAAAATCATTTTCTGGAAGCCATGTACTGCATTCCTCGTAGGGAATCCTGATTTTATACTCATCTGCACTGGACAACCCGCGCTCCCCAACACTGCTCTTCTGATTTGTATGGAACCAGGCATGCGATATTACATGAGGAACATAAATGATTTTCTTTTCTTCCCGGCTTGGGAAACGGTTAAAAATCGTAATCACTGCATTTGTGAGCATTGCAATTCACCCCCGCATATAAAAGTCCAGTGCCAGAAAGGTATCGTCTAATTACGGCATAAACTTTTGTTTGCAAAGAATTTGTGGCGATTTTTCCAGCCTCAGCTTCTGTGGCATATGTTACAGAATATCCATCTGTATTCTCAGATTGTATCTCTCTGCCACCGTGTTCCGCCTTTCTGCAGTCTTCCTGATAAATTAATTCTGCTACTTCACACAGGCACATCTTAATAAGTTCCATTGCCTCTTCCTTTGGCTCCTGGTGCATAAGATTTTTCAGGTAGGTATTTGCTTTCAAAACCGGTTGTTTCAATTCCAAATCATCTGGAATGACCTTTCCGCCATATTCATTTACATAAAAATCAAACGTCACCTTTATCATTCTTTTTCACCCTTGCCTTTCTCTTGCTTCCTCCGGCAGGTAAGGCAGTATTGTCGGAGGGGATTACTCCCCCGCCTTTAATACCGCAAATGGGCAGCGTTTTGCTTTGTTCGGCTGCAAGGAATTAATCGGATTCGGAATCTCCCAGCCAAGACGCATAACTGCTCTTAATGCTACCATATCCTGCTGCATAAGGTTGTAAGCAATGCTTCCATCTGTATTCTGTACAATGCCCTCTGTAAACAGTTTAAAGGTAATATCCTGACGGATAGAATAAGTTAGCTGAGAAAAGTCCCCGGAAATCATCAGAGCTTTTGATTTGTCAAACGCACCGTTATTCGGGAAGTTCATCGGGGAACCATCCAAGCTATAGGTAGTTCCGTTCTGCATATCAGATTTAAAGATTGGCTGTCCTGTGCTGTCTTTTAATCCTCTCAATTTTGCTCTCATGGAAATATCCGCCATATGTCCGGTTACGAAGAAGCCCGATTCTTCTACTTTAGCAATCACGCCATCCACGCCCATGATTTTGTCATACAGAGGGTCGCTTGCACCTAAGGTTACTACACTTCCTGCTTTGGTTGCAGTAGCAACCAGGCCGTCACGCCAGGTAGAAGGTTTGTTTACATCAAAGATAACCGCACCATCAATTACTTTTCCAAACGCTTCCTCTACCCTTGGTCTTACTTCTCCCCAAATGTCATATTCGGAGTCATCCAGAACAGCCTCTGGGATTGGAATAATTACCGCAATTTCTTCCGCAGTAATAAATTTCTTGTCCCATGCCATTTTGGTTGTCTGCTTCTGTCCAGTATCACCATTTACGAAATATGCCATCGGCAACATGTCCAAGACTGGCATTTTATAGGTTTTGCTGGACATGTTCGGAAGTCTCCGACCTCTTGAGAGTACAGCAGACTGTGTCACCACACCCTGGATAATCTCTCTTGCTCTTTCCTCTGGAATCAGTGTGTCAGCACCGCTTCTGTCAATTAATTTTGCATCATTTTCAAATAATCTAAGATTCATTCTGTTTCTGTTCATCTTTTACCTCCCTGCAGCTCTTCTGATTGCTGCATTAATAGAATCGTTTCCTTTTTCTGTTCCTTCCGCCCCTCCGGTCTGTACTCCTGTACTTACTACCCGGTATGACTGCCCCGTAAACCGTGGATTTTCCTTCAAGAATTTCTCAGCAGCTTTCTTGAAATCTGTCTTTTCATCCACCATTTTGGAGATTTTAAACATGACATAGTCCAGATCTTCTGTTTTAACTCCTTTAGAAGTAAGTACCTTTTCCTGTTCCATCTGTTCTACTTTTTTCAGGGCATTGTCTCTTTCCTGCTGCAACTGTTCTGTATTCGGCTGGTTTGCCGCACGCTGTGTTTTAAAATCAGAAATAGCCTGTGTAACCTCTGCCTCCGTCATTCCCTGACTGCGGAAGAAATTAGCAAGTGCTGTTCTTTCTGACCTTTCTACCCTTGCGTTTGCGATTTCTTCCAGTTGCTCATAGGTATACGTTCCGGTTCCATGTGCACCGGCAGCACTCCCAGCGGTATTCTGGCCGCCATTTCCAGTCCCGGTATTTCCACTCTGTGTATTTACAGAGCCAGCTCCTGCACCGTCTTCAAAAAGCTGTAAATTCATTCTGCACTTCATTCTTTCTACCTCCGTTTCGCCTCGACAGGCTCCCTGAGCTTTTTATGTCTTCACGTTTTGGACACAAAAATAAGACGCTTCACCCCGCGTCCCAAAGGGAGATTACGGACCACCGCCTTTCTAATCCCATACAATCTTTACGCAATCTGAATACTGCTGTGCAATATCCTCAAATGCAATTTTCATAGCCTGGAATAATGTATCTCCGCAAACCTCATCCTTTACATCTGTGATTTCCAGATGCCCGTCACGAATATGAACTTTCCCCCAGTCACGTTCTTCAACAAAGTTTGCTACCATTTGGCCAATAGCAGAAATCCCATGGCAGGCTACCGGATTCTCTGCGTGACCGTCAATAATTAAACCCTTATCTATATAGGTTATTGTAGTCATTCCTACTCCTTTTCCGCACTTTATGCAACGGTATTCATAGCATTGTTTCTTTTTGCTGTAACGCTTTTTGAATCTATGCTTGCAAAAACGCTGTTTTATTCTAAGAATAAAGTTCTCTATCCAGTTATACACGCAATCTCCTCCTAGAAATCCTAAAACTCCTCCACCAACATTTTCACATCTTGATATATTTTCTTATAAGGTGTCTTCTTCTCTATAAGTTTACGAATTCGCATTTTAACCAGCGTTTCCAAAGATTTTAGTTCCATAAGCGTTTCTTGGGACAGTTCATCACGCTTTCCGCTTTGAATTCCAATCTTGCTGTTTATCAGTTTTGTAAATATCATATAATATCTATCTGCGCTTTTACTTCCCTGCTCTTTTGCATACTCCACAAAGAGTTTGATTTGGTCTGTTTCATATCGTCTTGCCTGTTTGGATTCATTACGGATTCCAAGCCATTTGCTGTCTTTTTCAGCAGCTATGTAGTAACCATTCTTTCTGATTGAAGATATAACCTCCGCTACCCAATCATTGAAATCATCCGCAACAGCTTGTCTTGAACGTGCACACATGGCATATATTCCAAATTCATTGTACATATACACTTTCTGCGCTTTACTATTGTTCTTTAACGGGGGTTCAAACTGAGCACCCGTTAATACTACAGAATATTTATCAAATCTATCATGATTTTTATTGTGAATATTCTTAATTGCATTTGCAGGGTCTTTATACTGCAATGCATATCCAATCTGTGTCCTGCTCATATAGATGTTGTTTTCCTCATCTACATAAAAATCACATACTGTTCCTAAAAATTCCCCATGTTTCACAAGTTTTAGTTTCATAATTCCATGTCCTTTCTATTTTCATGTATTAAAATAAGACACAGCATTCCGCCATGTCTTACGTTACTTTCAGGGAGGCCAGGAACATACCCTGGCAGGACTTCTCCCCATATTTAATTAACTTCATATTTTCCCTTTCTTGATACCACTACGGAGCTACCCGGCCAAGCCCGTCCATATAGACGCGCTCCATTTGCTCTGGAAGCCCAATTATTTTAGAAAATTTCTGGTACTGGTGCAAAGTGTTCAAATATCTTGCTTTCGCAGCTATAATATCACTCTTATCTGCTTTTCCTTGCTGCAGTTGTTTTGCATAAGCTCTTTGTGCCCGCATCTTGGTTTCCATTTTTCTCTGGGTCTGTTCTGCCTGGTACTGGGTATACTCTTTGCCCTGGTATTGTTTTGTCTGCTTTTCCCTTCTCTCCAATTCCTGTAATTGTTCTGGTGTATAAGTACGGATAGAATAGCCCGAAACAAAAGCCAGATAACTATGTCGGCAGTTCCAGCCACAAAGCCCATCACCTTGACCCAGGTGACATATTGATTTTAACTCTTCATAAGTGTACATATTCCCTCCCCACCAGTGAGAAGGTCTGTGTCCTGCGTGCCATGTGACTTCGTATGTGTCTGTTTTAAGGTCTTTTGCTATCATTTCATTAATTTGTGCGCTAAGCTGTGAAACTCCCGTCATAACAGCCCTACGAACTGCTACAGGCACCCGGTTGCTATACCCAGACTTCCCGTAATCAATAGAGCGAATTCCAGAAGCAGTCATTTCCTTTACAACTCTACGGAGCACTGTATTATAATCAAAAGCTCCTGTTACAATATCCAAACAGGCTCTATCCAAATACATTTGATAATATTCTGCTAGAGGAGTAAAGACTGCTTTCCCACTGATATTGACCGTCATACCCATAGACTGTGTGATATTCTTTAATTCGTTGCGTGTCTGATTTATAACGGCATGTGACCACTGCTGCACCTGCTCATTTTCCTCCAAAGGAACAAAACTCCCATTTATCTGCTCGTAAGCATCTTTATATCGGACGTATTCCCAATCACATACTTTATCGTATAGAGCCCATATGTCTGGATAACTTGCCTCCAGTAAACGTTTCAATTCCTGTTCTATAAACTCTGTACTATTTCCAAGTACCAGCAGTTTATTGATTTGATAATCCGCTGTACTGGTAATCTTTCCTGTTTTTCGGATTCTTCTCACGATATCGGAAAAAATCCTGTCTTGAAGTTCATAAAACTTTTTTTCCAGTTGAAGAGGAAGGCTCCCTTTTTCTTCCGGTGTCATGATATCATTCCTCCTCGGGGTCCGGGTCCAGCGTTTCCTGGATAACATGCTTTGCAGCTTCTTCTTCGGTTTCTCCGTACCATTTTGCCCGGTATTCTACCAACGGAAGTGCACCCATGCTTACATCCAGTCTGTCACTTTGGCGTTCCGCCTGCTTATCTTCAATAATGGAATCGTCAAAGTCAATCACAATTTCAGCTTCTGGATTCACTGGTTCTCCAAGTACTGCTCCAAGTCTTGCTACAATCTGGATTAATTCCTTTAACACAGATTCCAAGATAATTTCATGCTTGCTGATACTCCGGAACATATCAGAGTTTTCGGAAACTACCTGCGTGGCTGTCTGTATGCTTCCATTTTCGAATTTATAGTGGTTTTGTCCAAATCCGCACTTCATGGAAAGCATGTTCAAATTATCATTAATTCCCTTCTCATGCGCATCTGCACGCACTTCCATATTGATTTCCACAATAGGCTTTCCGCCATCTTTTAATGCATCTTCTGGAAGCTGATAGAAAACCACATCGTTAGGGTCAAACGTCTGATTTCCAAAAATATCAGTCCCCATCATTTCCGGCGCCACAAAAATCCGCTTCTTTCCAAGCACAAACTCATTAATATAAGAATCATATACAGTATCAAGGCCCTGTAGCACATCTATACTGTTGGCAAAGATGGCAACGCCCATTGGATTATCTTTCTCATAGTTATTCGTAATATTGAGCCTGTCTATAACAAATTGGCGTTCTTTCATTCCAGTTTCCATTTTAGGAGAGAGGTTCTCAAGTCCTTTTAACTCTTTCCAATCTTCTACAGGAATTTCTTTTCCGGCTCCATTCGTGCATTCCACTATATGATTTTCGATAACATACAATCCATTTTCTAGCAGATGCATTTGTATATGTGCATATTTCTTTGTTCCGATTATTTTATAAAAGGTAAAAGCGCACTCTGTAATGTATCCGTTACACCAAGATAATGGGTAGATATCAGAGGCAGAAACGTAATTAATTTTTATTTCTCCGCCATCCACAATCTCCCCAGATTCCTCATTTACCCGTATTTTATCCAGATAAGGAACGTAAGCAACCGTCCCCGTGTATGCCTTCTTTTCCTGGTAATCATTTCCCAGCACAGAGAAATTATTATCTTCCAGCACTTTCATAACAAAAGTGTTTGTATTTTCATCATCAATGGTAATCTGTACGCGCTCATTTAATAGCAGATCTGCAATATCCTCAGACAGTTTTTTTGCCATTCCAAGGCTTAATCTTTTGCAGGTAATATGTTCTTTTCCGTTGTATACCTTATACCTGTGAAACTTTTTCACATTCGCCCGATACCAACTCTCCCATGCACTAATCAAGGTATAGAACCCGGAATTTACAGTGTCATATCCTGCCTTATTAAGGTATTTTATTATGTTCATGATTCATCCTCCCGTTCTCCTGCTGGCAGGAAATATTTTAATTTGTTCCATAGTCCCATAACCAAATATCTCAATGCATCCATGGCATGGTCTTTTACTTTAACAGGCACTTCTTTTCCTTTGTCTAACAAGTTTTTGTCATATTCATACAGGCCGAACTCTTCAATTAACTTCTCCTGTATAGGATTGACTGTCAGAATATGATAGGTCAGGCATTTTTGCACCCTGGAAATTCCAAGAGCTACCGCGTTATCTGCGTCCTTGATTGATACTTGGTACATCCTATCTGCTGCAGCCCTCTTTATTTCTTCTGCTAATCCTTTTGCGGATGGGTCTATGTAAACATAGAAAACGTTGCAGGTGTATTCTTCGTATAGAGAATCGGTCATTTGAATAAAGTCCAGCGCATACTCAGATGGCGCTTTCTGCTTCCCTTCATCTCTTCCTGAATAGTAATATTCTGCAAGCCCTTCTATTTTTCTGTTGTAGATATCCAGTCCAAAGCATTGATAGGTTGTCGCATTCTGCTGCCCATAGTCCACACCTATACCGATTAATTGGTAATGCTTCTGTGAAGGCCTCTCTTTGTGTTTATCTGAAAACATGTAGTAGATAAGTTCATCCACTCCTGTGCTAAGTCCAAGCCATACCCAGTTATATTGCTTTTCATCTAAACGCTTCATCATTTCAGCGGATTCCACCAGGTCTTTTCCAAGCCACTCCTGTGGTACGTCCCGATAATCGGTATGTATATGAACACAGTCAGGACGTTTTTCCATTTTTTTGCACCACTCTACGATTGGAGCATTCGGATTCTTTGGCGGATTGTACAGGTATATCATTTGGAATCCTGCCGCGTTTCCTCTAATAAAGGTCGCCTCTATATTCTGTAGTTCGTCTTCGCCCTCTCCATCTTCAAAAAATTCTGTCAGCTCATCCAAAATAACCAGCTTTATCGGTTTATCTTCATCAATAATTCCTTTCGTATCGTCTATACCATCAGAACCAGAAAAATAAATCGTGGCGCCTGTTTTTTTATACTTAATTTCCATGGGGGATTTTGTAATATTAAAAGCTGTTTTCTTTATTTTTAGCCTGCCAATCCCTCTCAGCATTTCTTTATAAACGGTTTTCCTAAGTTTGTTATGATGTTTTCTGAGCACCACAACAGAACCGTTTGCATCTGAAACAATCTGATAATCTGCTCGGACTGCTGCAAAGCTGGATTTCGTTCCCGCACGTCCAGATGTTAGGATAATGTGGCGGATGCTTTTATCGTTAAAAATCTTATAATATTTCGGTATGATAATATCTGAAATTCTAACTTCCTGGCACATCGTTTATAATCGTCACCCCATCCTCTTCTTCCTGTTGTACGTTGCTCTTCTGCTTCATCATTTCAATTCTTGCCTTTTGTTCTTCTGTTGCCATGTCCATATGTTCTGCAAGCCATTTCAGGGCTTTCATTCTATCCGGTAGCTTAATACTTGCACCATCTTTCCCCTGCTTTACTTCTGCAATTAGGGTTCCATCTACTTCTGAGGAATCTTTGAAGCGAACAACATTCACCCTTTTCGTAAGGGTTTTCTTTTCTCCTGTTTCCTCATCTTTTACCTGTACCGGTCCATAAACTGCCATCACTGGGACATCCTCCTGGCCAAATTCTACGAAATCCGTTACGTCTGAAAAGGCTATATCCATGTACTTCTGGAAAATATCAGATTCGTCTAGCATTTCCCGGTTTAGGCGGTTTTGCTTTAACCTGATAATTTCTACCTTTATCTTAGGGTTTCTTAGGGTTTTACTTCCTTCTGTCATTGCCGTTTCATAACTACATCCGTATGCCTTCTTATATGCCTTTGTAGCATTAAAGCATTTCACATAACACAAGCAAAAAAGCCTTTGCTTATCGGTAAGTTCAGCATTTTCTATCACCTGCTCAACCGCTTCTGCAATGGCTTCTTTATTTTTATTTTCTTCTTTTTTTCTTTCCGAACGTTCGCTTTTTTTATCCGAACGTTCGCTATCCCATTTATGTGTGCTTTTCCATCTTCTGACTGTCCCTTCTGGAAGGTTTAGTTGACTTGCAATCTCAACTAATTTCAAGCCTTTCAGGAACATTTCTTTTGCTTTTTCTATCCTCTCATCTGGTTTTCGTGGCAATCACCTCACCTTCCTTTTCGTTTCGTTTTGTAAATGGACCCTCTGGGATTCGAACCCAGGGCTGCCCGGTTATGAGCCGGGTACTCTAACCTACTGAGTTAAGGGTCCATATTTTGTAAAAGAAAGACACCTGACTGCTGCCAGATGTCTTATGTGCTGAAAGTGTTTACCACAGTCAGCTGGTTTATAATTCTTTCTAGTCAAATCGGAAAGCCAGGAATCGAACCTGAGACATGTAGATTAAAAGTCCACCGCTCTACCAACTGAGCTACTTTCCAAACTTGCAACCCATATGTGCCGTTATACCGGTTGCCTGATGGTTTCCAGCCTTCTGCGACTGATTTTGATATGGCAGTAACATAACCATGAAGTAGACTGCCTCCGTGCCGGCACATACAATAAAATACCTGTACATAAAAAGAGGATTGACGGTCTCTATGCTTTTCTCTGCAAAGGCGTTACCGTCTGAGCCTGATACAACAACAGGGCTGTGACACCCTGCTGCCGTTCGATACACACGAAGGAGTCAAAACCAAAATGGGGAAGTTATTTCCTTTGTTTCAACTTTACCCGATATCATAATATCATGGATAGTTGCTCAATTTGAACCCAATTTTTAAACAATGCAGATTATAGTAAAATAATCTCCTATTTGCATTAAAATCTGTTTTCCCCATTGGAATTCTTCCCTGTTCTTCGTCATACTCTATAAATTCATATGGAATTCCTTTGGTTGCAGATTTTAGTATGTACCTCCATATCTCAGGGTTTGCCCTTATAGCCGCTTCTTCTATCATGGCACAGTCTCTTTTGTAGATTTCATTTTCGATTGCCTGGTTCTCTACCTGGCTTCCTGTGTTACGTGCTTTTGGCTGGCCATCATACTGCATGGCTGATATTCCGTACTTTATCTTGCTTTTCTTTTCGTCATATTGCAGACAGAAGGCTTTTAGTTCCTTGTAGCGGTTCTTGGATATCCCATAATCTTCCCAGGTCATGTCTCTTAGTCTTTTCTCCAATGGAATCACTTCCTTTTCTTGTAAAAATCGTTCCAACGAAAGCTCTCTATAAATCCTCTTTTATCTTTTAATGTAACGATATTTGGATATACTCCGATTACTTTCATTTTTCTGTATTCTTTTACTGTTTTATACGTCCTTGCGTCATCTGAGGTTCTTTCTACCAACACCTGGTAATATTCTCCTCTGTATACGCCATGTCTCTTTTCCAGTTCTCTTGTTTTCTCTTCCTGTCGAATTCCCCACATGGCCTGTGTTAAAACAGGGTCTGGAATCCCCGAACCGTTCTTTATCATACTCTTCTCCTTTCTCGCATTCCCAACATACTTGCCTTCCCTCTGGGATTATTTCTCCGCAACATATGCATCTGTCTTCCATTTAGTCACCTTCTTTAAATTTCATTTTAACGCGAAATAACTTTTACTAAAGAATTGTATTCTTTCATTTTATCTTTGCGTACAAGACCAATTTCTTCTGCTTCGGAATAAACCACCTCATACTTTTTTGAAATCAATTCACAAACCTCTACTTCTGTCATTACCGCAATTTTTTCTGCTGTTTCCAATTTTTCTTCCAAGGCCAGCTTCCTAATTCTTCTTTCCATCCCTAAATAATTTAATTTGTTACTTAATTCTCTACCTGTCATCCTCTTTACTCCTCCCCTTAAAGCTTAATTGAATCTTTTACTTTCAAATCGAAAATTAGACACCATTTCTTTTTAGCTGGAGAAAAAAACGGAATCATAGCATATAATTCATGTTTTTTCTTATATTTCTCTGCCTGTTCTTTTGTTTCAAAATAGCCACCATACATTTTTATTCTCCTCTCCTAAAGGTTAATTTAGTTCGCTTCTGCTGCCGGCTGCTGTAGATACTTTAAACAGCACTCATAACAGTCTTTTTTTTTCTCCGCTATGCATATATCCGGATCTATGTCATGCGGACACATGATAATCTGTGCAAGTTCTGAATCTGTCATTTCCCTGATTTTATCTCCGTTTGTGGGGTTGTAATCATCAACAATATTAATCATACGCTTTCTCCCTTCTTTCTACTCTGTATGGGCATCTTTTCCATACGCAACATACTTTGTATGAATTTCTTTTGTATTTCTCGCTTTCGCATCCTCCATTAGCACCGCTATATTTGCATTTTCCGCAGTAGTCCTTGTGTGTTGGGAATAATATTAACTTTGCCATTTTAACTGCTTAATGCCCGGCCAGAAACGTATGCAGCATATGTTCCCGCCAGTCTGCTTGCTTATTTCTCCATCTTTCGCATGTATCATCATCTTCTATCAGGATGCCTTTTAAATCGCACAGGCCTCCGTCATTTTCTGTGCATGTGGCACAGGTTCTTGTTTGTTCTGTCATATCACTTCACCTCCAACAAATCTGCATTATCGAAAATGTTTCCACAAACCTCAAAATGCCTTTGATTTACTGCACCTATTCCATATCTTGCACCGGATTTTGTTTCAAGCATCCATGCACCTTCTTCTAAATCAAATACAACACGATATTTCATAGTGACAATACCTTTATGTTTTTCTACAAGAATATCATTCTCCCAAATCTTCTCGCCATTCTTGTCGGTAAGTCCTGTGTACTGGCAGAGAGTGTCGGGGTTGATTTCTTCTTCAAACGGTTCTCTTTCAAGCCCGTTTTCAGATGCATAATAATTCCAACCACATATATAATGTGTATCTAAGTCTGGGTCTGCTCTGTAATACCCTTCTACCCATTCGCCATTATCTTTTCTCTTTGCTTTAAAAAGGATTTCTCTCATTTATTTCACTCTCCTTTTATGTGTCAAATCTAATTCCACACTCGGGGCAATAGTTCGGTACGTCTGTTATGTCACATAAGTAATGACTGTTGCAATTCGGACAACAAAATTCAACATCTCCAGATTCTTCACTACGCTCAGGATTAATAGCCTTAATTTCTTTCGGCAACTGCTTTTCCAGTGCTTCGATTGCAGTTTTTGCATGTTCAATACTTTTCTCTATCGGCTCATTATCATTTTTAGGTTCAAAAGTTTTGTTATACTCAATCTTTTGTTTGCCTATATCAATTGTAATTTTTAATGCTTTGATTGCTTCTCTAACTTTCTTTTCGTCCATTAACTCTCACCTCTCTTTCTTTTAAGATAGTCTGGCAACCACACTTTTCACAATCAACTGCATCTGAATACATTTCTCCTTTCGTAACGAAATTTACTGTTTTGACCAAATATATTTTATCTTTGTTTAAATCTAGCAGTGTTCCGCACACATCACATTTCTTCTTATTCATCTTCCCACACCTCTCTTTTAACTTTGATTTACGCAAACCTTAACTGCTGCTCATCGTTCATTATCTTTATATTTCCCATTCTTTCACCAATTTTTAGATATGGGCAATTTGCTTTCACCAATGCTTCCGCCATAACTGGCACTACACTGTTTCCGATTCTTGCAACCTGTTCCTTGATTGGATATGGTTTCCAGTTTATATCCCGGTTAATAATGTAATCCTTTGGAAAGCCCTGCATAAGCTTCAACTCCTCAGGTTTCAGCATCCGGAGGAAAATATCCTTGATGATATATTTTTCTCCTGCAATATCTATAATCACATTCACGAGTCCAAACCTGTCTTTTGTTGTAATAGTTGCAAGTGGTTCTTTTAATTCTTGGCCGCATCCAGAGCCATAATATTTAATGAGAAAAGCAGATACTAAGCCAAAATGTCCTGGTGATGTAGTGATGGTATGCAACGGCTCATCACACCCCTGCCCGATTCCGGTCTTGTAATATTTTGTAATAAACGCTGTTACTAAACCATATCTGTTGCTTGTATCTATGGTTTTGATTGGTTCCGAAAGCAACTGCCCTCTGGACTCTCCAGCCTTCTGCTCACCGTGGTACTGGATTAAAAATGCAACAGCCTCATCATTTTTCACAATATACGGTTTTGGATTTTCAAGAATATATTTCCTGATTCCATTTGCGATTCTTTTCTGCGTGGCTTCTGCAAGAGGCTTTTTTCTCCCAAATATGGACTTCCCAAGATCTGACCAGTCAATAAACTCTCCACACTGTTTCCACTTCGGTTCCGAATCTTTAAAATGTGTCTGCTCCGGCCAGATAATATCCTTTCCATCTCTACGAAAAATTGCATACCAGCGTTTTCGTGTTGTTGGTGCACAATAATCTGCTGCTACCAGTTCCCGACTATCAAACGCATAACCAAGACTCTTCATTGCCGTAATAAATTTCTTATAATCCTCGCCTTGTCGTTCCTTAATTGGATACCCTTTTTTATCCAGAGGACCCCACTGCTGTATTTCCTCCACATTTTCCATGATTATTACTTCTGGCAAAATCTGTTTTGCATGTTTATATACCGCCCAAGGAAGAATACGAAGTCCTCTCTTACGTGGCTGTCCACCTTTTGCTTTGCTGTGGCTGGTACAATCCGGGCTTGCCCACATCAGTGCAACTTTTCTGCCTTTGACGTATTTTTGCAAATCAACCTTAAAAATATCTTCTGTCAGGTGAATTGTATCTGGGTGGTTCACTTTATGCATCCGTATAGCTTCTGGATCATGGTTAATTGCAATATCAACAGGTCTTCCAAGTGCCATCTCAATTCCAACACTTGCTCCACCTCCTCCAGCAAAACAATCAATAATCAATTCACTTTTCATATCTCCCTCACTTCCTTTTCTATCTCCTCATCCTTCAGCTTAAGTACATTTCCGCTCTGATAAAATACTGCCCCTGCCGGTGTCACCTGCATACATTCGATATAGCCCTCTGCTTCAGCTTCTTTGTTGCCGTATCTGCTGTGCATAGTTGCTTTGTGCTTGCGGAGATAGGTTTTTCCGGGGATTAAATCTTTCTTATCCATGTCTACACCTCCCTATTATCCTGCCACTTTTTTAAAATCAATGCAGCGGATTCTTCGTATCCTGCGTCCAAAAGTGTTTTTACTGCCAGGTCTACGGAAATATATCTGTTCTTGCTGTCTGCTTCCCTTAGATTGCTTTCCATTTCCTCCCAGGCGGATTCAACACCACACTGTTCCTCTAATTCCTTCATCATGTCAGAGACCTTCACATAGCGGTTTGCATATGCATCCCAGCTATCACAAACCATCGTGTGCCTCAGCATCCGCTCAATATACTGTTTCAGACGTTTCCCTCTCCATCCATAGTCCTCGTATAACGTCCATAGAGCTAATGTTCTGATTGTGTCTGATAACCTGTGCAGTAGCACCAAATACATGCTTTTAAGATGTTCTTCCGGGACTACAACGGATATTCCACAAACACCCCGACACCTCAAATCTCTTTCCAGACCATCTACGCCTTTATCTTTCACTACCCGGAGCGCATAAGCTGCACCCTCATTTCTCCATTGTTCTTCTTTTCTGTTCAATCTCTGTTTCCTCCATCCATCTTGCAAACAATCTCTTCAATCAGATTCTTAAATCTCCCGTACATCCTGTAAAACTGTTTATCCCAGGAGAATGGCCCGCACTCCGGACACGTCACTTGGAATATGGACCTTGGTACCATCCAGACCAGACGGAAATTATCCTGCCCCCAGTCCACAAAGAGATTAATTCCACCTTCATCCATAGCCTGGAATTCTCTATCTCCCAGGATTGCCCAGATTCGGAATCCTCTTTCCCGTATAAGCTGCTCAGCTTCCTGTCTTGTCATGTTTTTGTCCTTTCCTCATACAGCAGACACGCTTTCCTGTCACATCCCTTAACTTCGCTATCACGCTTGCAGATGCCGGAACCCATGCCATGTTTCTGCTCAATGCGCTCATTGTATTGCCAGCAGGCGCACATGCTGCAATGTCTATCCATTTTTCCTGTCATATATCAATCCCTACCATAGCTTTCAATATCCTGTCCGTCTGCTCCCGGATATACCCAAGAGCCTGTGCAAGCTCCATATCATTCGCCTTAATGTGGTTATGTACAATGTCCTTCTTAACCAGCTCAAGCGCCTCTTTGATTGTCCCAACATATCCAAGGGTGATGTATGTCTGCTCACCTGTCTTTGGGTTCTGTTTTTCCTGTATCTCTTAAAACGCTATACCCATAATTGTTTGTCTGTACGTAGTAATTATCTATCACATGCAGCATTCTTCTCACTCCTTCCCTTCGGTACACACCGCTTATGCATCCAGATATCTGTTTTTCTCCTAGTTCTGATATATTCGTAGTCTTCATCCTCAACGGTCTTTCCACAGAGATAACAGACATGTATTACATGTTCTTCTTTTTCTTGATTAACTTTGCTTTTCAATTCTCTCCAACTCCTTTGTCACTGCCAGTGCCAGATTTCGGAATAGCTCTGAGCGCTTATATTTCCTGTCCAGTTGGTCTACTGCTGTTTTATAGCTGCTCCAAAATTGGCTGCTCCCATCTGGCTGGCTGTATTCTTTAAAAAGTTTCCAGATATCCACAAACATTATGTTATAATATTTTAAATCCATAGATATTTCTCCAAAATGTTATTAACTGTTACTGTGTTATCAATTTTATCAAAAATCCTTATAACCCCCTTTTTTGTCTTATATACTTTTTCCTTTTATATACTATTTTTTAGTAACGCTAGTAACATTTCCTTAAAAACCCAGTAAAATCAAGGGGTTCAGGCGTTACTAGCCTGTTACTATCCCGTTACTAGCGTGTTACCAACTTTAACAAAGTAAAGTGTCGCAAGCATTATTGTAGGATAATTGATTTATTTTAGAATGGTATTTCAGAATCTTCTGATAATTCAACGAAGCCATCACCATCCCGGACATAACAAATCTGTGTTCCATAGTTTCCACAGCGTGCCCGTCCTCCAGTGCTGTTTTCTATTTTTTTCCATCCTGTGATGCTGTTTGCCATGATACTATGCAATTCATTCGACTCGTATCTTGCGGGCTTTTTGCTTTCATTTCCAAGAGCAACCTCATACAGCATTGCTACACATACACGTTCCTCTTTTGTATGATTCAGCCACTCCTGTATAATTCCTACCCGTACATCTTCTTCCATGTATTCTGCTTGCTTGTTCTCTACGTATTCCTGCATCTTCTTTGGAAGAATCAAAACCGGCTTTTCATTCGCATCTTTGAATAACTGCATGGCTTCTCCCCAGGCATTTTCAAAATCCCTAATGACAGCCTCCTGGTTCTCAAACATAGATTTCTTCACATATTCTTTCCTTGTTACGATTGGAAGAAAACGTCTGTTTCCAGTCCGGTCCGTTAAGAAGTGGTCATTGTTTGTCGTTCCGGCAAATACGCAGACCCTTGGTCTCTGCTCTGTCCTTCGTCCATAGGGAGGACGGTAAGTATCGACAGTGGAAGTTAAAAAGGCCTTAATACTCTCTACTTCCTTTGCTTTCTTAGTAGCTAAGAGTTCTGCCAGTTCCACCATCCACATTCCGCGCAGTTTCTCTGGCGCCTTATCTCCTTCTACGGTGTTAAAGTTATCGTTATACCAGGAATTGTTCATGGCAAGCAGTCTCAGAAACGTGCTTTTCCCAATTCCTTGTTTTCCAACGAATACTGGCATATAATCAAATTTACATCCCGGATAATATGCCCTGCTAATCGCTCCTAGCATAAATAATTTCATGCACTCGGTGGCATAATCCGTTTTTTCGACTCCTAAATAATCAGGAAGAAGATTTTCAATATATCCTGTTTTCTTGTCCCACTTTTTATAAAGACTTTCCAGCATTTCTTTTACCGGGTTGTACGGATTTCGATTCATAACAACATTGAGTGCTTCCATAATCTTTTCCATGCTTTTTAACCCATACCGGCTTTCAATATAACTCTTTAAGTTGCTGTCATCTGCGTTGTTCCATTCCCTGTATTTATTAATATGCTCCCATGGCAAGTCCCCAACTACGAATGGCGAATATGACAGTGTGTTGTATTTGATATGTCCCCATAAACGTTCATCATATTCAATAGCCTCGCACATATTGGCAATCGTCTGCTTAATAACTCCTTTTTCCGTTGTTTGAAAAATTGGTGCTCTCCACCCCTGGCTTGCAGCACCATTTTCATCAATATGGATAGGTTTCCCTTTTTCATATTTCAAAGCGCTGTTTACGATGATTCGTATTTCCTTTTCCGTCAAGGATGGATTGCATTTTGAAGTATTTTCTTCCATGGTGGCTGCGAATACAGCACTGTCTGACGCGCCCTTTGCCTGCATCATACAGGCAAATCGGAAAAGCATAGAATTCCGCTCACCCTCGCGCACAATGTCCGGCATAGAAAATTGGGAACCTTGCCTTCCGTTTCCTATTTGTAAGAAAAAATCCACTGTATTTGTGGTTTTTGACAATTCGTATTCATCCGGCGCATATTCCCATTCGTACCGGTTCCCATTGCTATGTATAGAGGGAGGCGCCACAACATAGCCTCCTTCACCCCTAATGTCTACGCCATCTATGATTCCAGCCCTGTTTCTCACTTCTGAATCATACTTAAAATACAGATGGTACCCTCCACGTCCAGTGATAGCCGTCCATGTATCTGGAAATCTTCCGTTCTCTCTCTGCCAGTCCTCTAGCATATGATATCCGTCAATTCCTCTATCTTCGTCCACGTCTAAGTCGATTACAAAGATGCCTCCGCTCCGACTCCCGGTTGCTATACCTATATTCGATTCCGGATATTGCTGCCACCATGCCTTTACCTGCGCAGCGTCTGTGGTAGCATCTTTACACCCATTTCGTGTAATTGGGCGCTTGCCCCTTTCCTCTAAAGGGAAGACAGCAAGTCCCATTTTGATATACTCCATTGCTGCATGGTACATAGAAGGGTAGTCCATTTTTAATCACCTCCGGATAAAAGCCGGACTATCATATTTGCAGATTGAGCTGGGCTACAGAAAAGAAATTCGCACCCATATCGTTCCTCCATGGTTTTCATGGCTTTTTCAAGCCGCTCTCCCTGCACACACCCTGGTGTATAGATACATCTAGGATTTACCCAGGTATGCACTTCATCAACCGATGTAATTCCCAAATCATTCTCTATTAAAAAGTATAATTTGCATCCGGCTTCTTTTGCGGCAATGCACTCATTCTTAAAACGGAGATGTTCTTTCTTTGCTCCACAAATATTCCCTGCAATCTCATCTATATTTCTTTTCGTATCTACAGCTATCTTAGGCGGCAACGCATAATCCCCAAATGGCAGCTTACTTCGTACAATGGATACTTGCATATCTTCAAATTTTTCACGCTTAACATCGTGTTTACCCGGCTTATTTCTTGTATCTTCAATGATGTACATACAAAGCCTCCTTAATTGAATGGAATTTCCTCATCAATTCCATCTGGAATGTTCATAAACCCATTTCCTGTATTTGTCTGAGACGTCGTATTTTCTAATTTCTTCATTTCCGGTACGCGGAAAGAACCGTTCCGAATGCTGGAAATATCATACTCAGATTTTACATATAATCTGGTTTTTTTCTCTCCATTATTCCCGATATATTCTTCTTCCCCAAGAACAAGTCCGACCATTTTTCCAACTAGGGTCTGTTCGTTTGCGTTTTGTTTTCCACCATCAAATACAAACCCTGGATTGCTTTTCGCTATTGCACTGCACATTCTTTTAAACATAGGAAGTGCTTTCTCTTTATAACTTCTAATGTATCTGCCGCCCCAGAAATGAAGATTTTCCTCCATTTGCTTGTAGTAATCTTTGTATTTACCCTCTGCAATATCGTATTCGATATTCAAGTAATCGCCTTTCCCGTTTTTAGGGTCTAACGGTATATCTGTCACTTTCGTAATTTTGCATACATATCCTCCCGGTACCAGTCTTTCAAATTCCCCTGCTTCCTGTACATTCTCTAAATCTACTACTCTCATATTCTCTGTCTCCTTATTTAAAATAATTTTTAATTTTCTCTGGATTCTCCAGTAAGTCCATAAACTCTGCTAATGTGGCTTCATAGAACTTTTTTGTTGCCTTTTTAGTCCGACCATTTCCTTCATGCAATAAAATAGTTCCGGTAGTTGGGTAATAACTATGAATCACTCCGCTTCGGTCCTCTGCGTTAAACTGGATCCCTTGGTTGTACGCCTTGTACGTGAATCCGGCGTCCTCTAATTTATCCGCCACCCAGCGCAGTTCCGGTTTGATTTCCATATATGTATTTGCCATAATCATCCTCCTATTTCCCAGTATTCCCGAATTGCTTTGTCAACCTCTTTTAAATCATTTGGAATCCGCATTTCAAACATTTCCATCGGGCTTTTTGCCGGGTTCGTTCCGTCAGAATTGGTGACGAAATAGTGCTCACTTCCTTCTGCCTGGCATAGCAGGACAATGGAAAACAATCCTTCTACTGTAAGCTGGTTGTCTAACATTTTTCCAAGGGTTTTTGCCTTTAATCTCCCATCATCTGTTCTTTCGGTATGATGTAAAAAATATACGATTACATCATCCGGTGTTTTTCGGATAACGAAATCAATCAGATTTTTGAAGTTAAGTGCCATATTGGTAAACTTTCCATATCCCGTTTCTTTTGCATGATCAAAAGATTCGAAGGCCATTAAATACTGGCTGTCATCAATGACGTATTTTTTAAGCTTCGGGTCACTTAAAATCTTCAAAATCGTACCGTATCTTGCATTATTTACTTTGTTAAGCTTCTTCTTAAATGGAAGCGGCTTGCCAGCCACATTAAAAATACCAACTTCTTCAATGTCAAAATTTCTAAGGCTCGTGCTTTTTCCACTGCCAGATTCCCCTATTACTAAAACTGGAATTCCCATATCATCACTCCCTGTCAAACGAAATCAAATCATGTTCAATTACAAATAAAACCATTTGTGTTACTACTTCACTGACACTTAAATTGGTCTGATTCACAACATCAAGCAGCGGCTCTATTGCTCTTGATTTTAACTTAACAGCTCCTTGTTCATTGATTGTTGCTGTCTTTGCTCTAAAGTGTAATTTTCCATCACTCATGTCCTTTTACCTCACTTAATCTGAATGTTATAATTTTCAATCAACTGCACACCATCAAGTTTCACTCCATCTTTGATTGCTTTTTTGATTTTTGTCTTGTCCGGCTCAGGTTCTTTGAATTTCAGATAATCATCATCCAACTTGGTAA